ATTCGAAAAAATCGTCACGAATGTAATTTTCTTTTAGAAATTCGTAGATTTCGTCAATAGTACATGAACTCCACTCGTATCCTTCGGGTAAAGGGTTTTTTTCATACCTAAGTTCTCTCGATGAATCTATTTCACCGTCTTCTTTAAAAATAACTTTATCTTGTGGTACAGGTTGTTTATACCAGAATTCACTCATTTATTATATTCAACTAGCTTAAAGTTTTTAAGCTTATTTTACATATAAAAATGTCAACTCTCGAACAAGATTACACGACCGTACCAGGTCAACTCTACGCGTGTCTCTCTGTAGTGGGACCGGAAGCTCCTCAAAAGAATGATAAGTTTGGTATCAAGATTAGAGGGGCGTTTAATTCACGCGATGAAGCGGCTTTACACGCAAAACGTCTTCAAAAAGAAGATGCGACTTTCGATATTTACGTGGTCGATATGTATAAATGGTTGTTGATTCCACCGGATCCGACTAAAATCGAAGATGCGCATTATTCGAATGAAAAGCTCGAGGAACTTATGACGGGGTACAGAGAAAATCAAGCTCAAGCTGCGGCCATGTTTGCGGAACGTAAGCGTGACATGATTGAAAATGGTTCCATGATGAAACCTGGCGATGAAAACTCAAAGTATTATACGAAACCGGATGAACCACCGATTAGTCACCCCGGGGAAGTTTTGGAACGACTCCAAAAGGAAAAACCTGATACACCAATGGAAGACCTTGTCAAAGAGGCGGATGCTATTGTTGCCGAGGAAATCAAGGAAATGCAAAAGAAGCGTGAAGAGGACGCGAATGCTGCTCTTGAAAAGGAAGCGAAAGAACGAGGTTTTAATTCGATTGAAGCCATGCAAAAGTTTGATTCTGAAAAAGAAGTTAAGGATGCGAAAGATGCTCTCGAAAAACAAGCGAAAGAACGAGGTTTTAATTCGATTGAAGCCATGCAAAAGTTTGATTCTGAAAAAGGTTTTAAATCTGAGGAGTCTACAGAAGCTCAGGATACGAAAGGTGAAGGTGAAGTTGAGGAAGGTGAAGAGGTAGAATCCAAGGAAGCGTAAATTAATTTTGTTATATAAATGTAAGTATGTTGAGTATTATATTGAACATAATCACCATTCTTATTGTTTTAGCTATGTCTGGTTTATTTTTACGAGTGTATAATATTCGCAAAAGTAAATCGGATACCGAAAATGTTAGTGCTTCTGATGTAGCACAAGATATATTAAAGGACCCACTTATCGTGAGTCGAGCGTATTTTACAGAACCCACATATGGACCCATAGGTGATTTTAAAGGTCAACAAACATCCTCGGAACATTTATGGATACGTGGTAAACCTATCCGGGTCTAAGAATGACTGGCTGCATGGTTTTTCCCATGAAAAACCCTAGAATAAATGACACAAAAATTATTATATACGCCGTTTTATCGAGATTTGAAAAAATATCATCTTTTTGATATTGTGGTGGTGGTTCATAATATTGTTGTTGTGGAGGCGGAAAATAATACTGTTCGTTGTTTTCCGGTTCTTGTTCTTTTTGTTCGTCCATTTCTTTATTTACAAACTCGTCTGGATTATATTCAATTGGAGTTCCAACTTCAGCTTCCATTTATAAGATGTAAACCTATTTTTTTAAGCTTATTATTCCTCATCATCGTCCTCGTCATCAACAACAAACCCTTTTAAATTTCCATTTTCATCCATGTCTTCGTCATCATCTTCGAAATCGTCTTCATCATCTGTCTGGAGTAAATCTATATCATCTTCACTACCTGGATCAGACTCTGTTTCGTAATCATTGTCTGAATAATCATCTTCGGGTAAATCTTCTAACGGATCTAAACGGTCTGGGACTTTTGAAATTCTCCCGGAACGTGTACGTGTTGCAACAACTGCTTTTGTCATAGTATAAAAGTTTCTTGCTTTATTCTTTTAAATACATTACTTCGCATTAAGTGTTTCGTTTATTAAAACAAGGCCGAATTCGGCTTCTATCTTATTGGCTAATTCATCTATTTCTTCTATAACACTTGTATCTGTAGAAACTGTGTATAATGCAATTTCACGTAAATTTTCAAGTGCGCGGTTTAATAATTTTTCTGCAATAACAATCTCAGACTTGTATTCTATAGCCATATTCATATTGGCTAAAAATTCCTTGTATAAAATTTTATTTAAACCCGAGTAAGGTAATGTTTGTCGAATAAGTTCTGATATATGTTTAGTTCCTGTATCTTTTTTCATTAAAGAAGATGTCAGATAGACAACTATTATAATTAAGACTACAGCTAACATTTTATAAAGTACTTACAATTTTATCTGTGAGATTATGTGCACGACATTTGCAATTACATACTTGCTGTATCTGTCTTTTTAAGATGTTGAAATAAATAGTTTCTTTACATGTACTACACACTTCTTTAGTCGTTACTGTATATTTTTTAACACCATTTCGTTTGAGTGTTTCTATTGAGAATGTTTCGTTTTTGATGATATATTTTTTTATAAACTTTTCAAGTAATTCCTGTTCTGGTTCTATAGTTGTAATCTTTTTAGGTACATATTTTTCTACTTTACCATCTTCGTAAATGATGTCTGTTATTTTTTTAGTAAGCTGATGCCGTCTACCTGAAAAATCCTTACAAAATCCATACTGTCTTAATATGTTAGTAGTAGAAAAACACTTTTGGGATATAGTATCTCCTGTTATATGAAACCAAACGTGATTAGAGTTATGATTACATTTTTTATTTTCACAATATTTGGAGTTTGTTGAAACGAGAAACTGGTTTTTATATTTAAACATTTTAGTGATTGACGCTGAATTCTGTCCTTCTACATGTTTACGTACAAATGCTTCTACGAGTAAAAGAGCTTCCTGATTCTTGAACTCGTTTTTTGTTTGTATAGTTGTAAAATTACCTCCTTCATGTGTATTAGAAATTCCTTCTATTATAACTGGATTAGTACTTTCTGTACGTAAAGTTGCCATATGTAACATATCTATAGAAGGTTTCTGCTCTGTCTTTTCTAGCATAGAAAGAGGACCATGTTTGTATATGAATACTGGTAGATATTCACCTTGTGTTTCTTTACCTGTGTTATTGCATAACTCACACCCCTGACCGGCGCATGCCTCGTGTTTTCCTTTTTTATGTGACCATGGCATACGAAACCCACTACCCTTCGTGTTACGTGAAGAATTTCCATAAACTGATATATCTACAATGTCTTTCCAATCACGTGACCCATACGCCAAATTTAATGTTTTTATAACGTGTTCTCTAAGAGCCAATGCGGATGATCTATTTACAACAAAACCCGACCAGTTAATATGAATACCTGTTTTTATAAGGTTATCAATAGGTTTAGGTTCCGCGACGGATATTAATGCATCTTTACCACCAAATTTAGAGACTTTATCACATATGACCTTACATATACTTTTAATCTGTTCAAATGATAGTTCATCATCATCTTTATAATCTAAATCCATGAAAAAGTTATAATTTTCTGTTTTCTGTTCTACAACGAAAATCTTTTCACCTAAAGTATAGGCTTCTACACATTTTTCATAAAAATTATTCAATCTATCAAAAGGCACGGAGAGAACGCCACCGTCCATGAGCACATGTGATAGATCGGAGTTATTTGCAAAACCCTGGTCTTTACACCAACGTTTAAACATACTTACCAAATATTAGTTTTATTTTTTTATATATATTCATTCATCTTCATATTCATGATGCCAAATAGAACGTCTATATGAAATTTCTGGGTAATTTTCTTCTTCTGATAAATTCTTTTTTAAAACAAGGAGTTCATACACCTTATCGTCTTTATGTAATTCTACGTACCTGTCTGCGCGTTCTGGGGTATATGCGTGTCTTTCAATGAGAAGTTCACGTATTTGAGATAAAATATAGTTCTTCGACTTCATTATTTAATAGAGAAGGTTTTTCTATCGAGAGAAGTTACACACGCGTAAAATTCTGGGTTATTGAGTACGTTTTTAACTATACGGTCCCATTGCTTTTTTGTACTAAATTCAGCGAGAGTTTCAAAATTCATGAAATCATTCTCGTCGTGTGTACGTTTAATTGGTTGTTTCTGAATCTTACGAAGATTCATTTTCTGTTTTTCATCGTTAAACTTTTTTATAAGATCTGCTTGCTGCTGTATACTGTAATCGACGAAGAATACAAAAACATTGTATTCTAAATCAACACCTGGACTTTCTTTTACTGTAAATTTGTAAGTTGTATATTCACCTTTTTTTAAAGAAATAACCCCCCTTGTTTCCTCTTCCAATTCTCTTAATGCACATCTTAATGGATTTGGTATTTCTCTTCTTCTACACCCCCCGGTAACGAAAATCCAATCTTTGAATCTTCTATCCCTGACAGTTAGAAACCGTGGTTTATCACCTATAAAAGTGACGGGAACTGCGATCGCTTTATATTTTATCATTGCTAATAAGCAAGTTATAATTGAATAAGATGATTATTCTGAAGATTCTTCTTCGGTTTCTGCAACTTGGGTGTCTAAAACCTCCTCCTTTTTGGTTTCAATTTCACATACCGGTTTTGGTTGCGGTGGTCTGGATAAATGAGCCATGAGATTTCCATAAAATCCCTTGACGTTATCCATTTCCGTTTTAGTTTTGTTAAGTTCTCTGTACATGTACACTGTGGCTACAATACACATGAGCACGGCAACTATAGTCGCTGTATCGCGATCGAATGCAAACATTTTATATATAAAAATACGAGTCAATTTTTTAAGTTCCTATAATCGCACCCATGTGTGTTTTCTTTTCCTCTGAACATGGGTACCCCATTTTTGCAAATTGAATTTCTTGGTAATGACCTTCTTTACACTCTGCGTTTTGTAGAGGTTTTTCGGGTTTTTTACCGACTAAGTGATCCAAACCACCGGATGATGGATCATACGTTAAAACAAAGACGAATCCTATGAGAAATATTAATTGCCAAATCATTTATAATAAGTGGCTAAAATTAAATTAGTTGGAATACATCAAACCACCCATACCATTTTCAATACGGAGGATGTTGTAGTTAACAGCGTAGACGTCTTTCGCAAAGACACCATTGTCGGAAACGATTCTTGCAGAATCGAGTCTACTGAAGTTGAGCGAACCGGTTGGTTGAAGCTTCGACGTGTCGAGACAGAATGGAATCAATGTCAAGTTATCGTCTTCTTTAGTGGCACTGGAAACTATTCCGGCCGATGTATGGTAATAGATTGGAGCAGACGTAAAGTGTGGGATAACTGTTTTGTAATCACCAACATCCGTACCATTTATTTGAAGTTTGAGTTTTGTAGTCGCGTTTCTACCTTCTTCGGCAACCAAACATTTAATTGGGTGGTTGAAGTTCAATTCTTGGATTTTAGAAGCAGATGCAATAGCTTTTTGTGTTTGTGTAACAAGCATGTTTTGTGGCTGACTGGATAAGACCGTGCGTTCATCCGTGTCAAGATGGATGAATTGGGCGTACACTTCAAGGTCACCCTTCAAATTTGTATGATCGGCCCATGTAATTCTCAATTCCACATCGTGGTATTGAAGAGCGATCAATGGGATAGCGGACTGAGCGTTTTCACAAAACGAAAATCTGAGTGGGTAGAATGTTTCACCAGCGTAAGTTGTTTTCGAATACGTTTGGTTAAATATGGTTGGCGCAAGAAGAGTGGAGAAATCGTAATCTTGTTCATCAATGACTTGACCACCGATCAAGAGTTCAACTTTGGATACTTGCTGAGACCAATCGGCGGCGTCACCAGCTCTATTGGAAATGTATACGTATCCGATCATGTCACCTTTACGTTCGAATCTGACAGTCGACATACCAGCTCTGGCTGGGTTGCCCTGGATAACCTGTCTCTCAACAGTTTGGGCGAAGTTTGTGTGACGTTTATAGTTGGACCTGAAAAAAGAAACTTCAGGTTGGCCGACGAGATGGGCATCTTGTGCACCGACGGCAACGAGTTGGGCAATACCTCCAGACATATTTTATTATATTATACATAGGTTTTATTTTTTAACCTAGGCAAATGCTAAGGCATTCATATAAATATTTCCAGATACATTTGATAATGTCATGAGTGCATGTTTGTCTTGGTCGACAGAAACATCCGAGGTCATGGCATAAAAATTTACATTTGTCAATTCTTTTGAAATTTTTATATTGCCACCACTCGCGAGAATTGGAACTACAATTTGGGACCCTGATATAAGATTCGTGAATACAAGATTCGAAACATCATCTGTAGAGGTAACTAACGGTGCTGTACCATATGATTTTTCTCTCGCGTCGATTGTTATCGTACCTGAAGAAATTGTCGCGGATATTTCTGTATTTGTTAATTTAATGTTCTGGGAAGTTGCATTCCCTGTGACTGTAATGTTATCTGTAACAATTACATTTCCTGCCTCGACGTTTCCTGAAGCGACAAGACCCCCAACTGTGATTACATTTGCTGTTACATTTGCGCCTGCAGATGTACTCACAACATCATCAAAATTGAATGGTGATGCAGAGACATGTAAAGCCCCGATTGTAATATTATCGGCTGACACATTTCCCGAAACCGTGAGTACATTCGATCCGTACGTGTTTACAGTGAGATTTGCGGATGCCGCTGATGGACCAATTGCTACATTTGCACCTTCCTCGATTATGTTAGCAAGTGTTGAACCACCTTGTCCTCCCGAATCGTATATTTCACCTGTTGTGCGATTAATCGATAAAACGTTATGCGAAGACGTTGCGTAACTTGGATCGACCTCAATAGCGTTTAATATTCTCAAAGGTTGTCTTGAACCTGACGATGATTCAAGTGTAATAGCACTAGTGGATATCACATTACCTGAAACAACTACGTTACCCGAAGCTGTTAAAGAATTTACAGTATTACTAAACTGGATTGTGTTCGACGTAATGTTTGCGGATGCTGGTCCATTACTTACGATCGATTCGAGGTTCGAAGAGACGTCGGCCCACAATGGTGTTGTTCCATTAAGTTTCAAAAATTTACCACTACCATTTGTTGTTGCTAATTTTGACATTATATCATTCCCTGAACCATATAGAATTTCGCCCGCTGCTAGTGCATTTACACCCGTACCACCATCTCCAGTCCCCAATTTCCCTGTAATCGACGTGGCTTGTAAATCGAGCGCGAGTTTACCGGACTCAATAACCAAACCCCCTTGTGCTTTTGTATCGATGGCCACCGTGGGTGTTCCACCTTCGGCGGCCCCACCAGCCGTAATACCATTACCACCTGATATAGATTGTACGTAATTACCTGTCGTGTGCGTACCTAAAGTTATAAGGTCATTTAGACCGGTATGAGTAGAGTCGCTTAAATCTAAGTGAGTTATAGCAGAACCATCACCCACTAACGTAGCCCCGGTAACCGAACCTGTTACGTTAATTGAAGTACCATGGAACGTATCTGCGGTCATTTTACCTGTCGTGACGTTACTCGAGACGACGTTACCCCAAATGTTTGCAGTAATGTATCCTTCGGAATATGTAGGAATTATACGTGGACCATCTGGGTCACTTAGTGTATATGCAATTGTATATTCATTTAAGCCGTCAAAACCTCTAAAACCAGCTACAACATTTGCAGTTGGACGTGTCATGATTATACCCATATCTATATTGTCAATGGCATTTGCGTTACCTATTTCTATAATAGGGTCGCTAACAGTGTGTATATTACTGTCTTGGAACGTCGTACCACCTTGTACTGTTAAATTACCTGTAACGACAAGGTTTGAAGCCACAGATGTAACATTAGTTGAAGTATCGAAAGATACTTTACTATCTATGAGCTCCTTATTCGTATTTGTATATGGTATTTTACCGGAAGTTAAACTTGTACTTTTAATTGTAGAAGCTGTAACGTTACCCGTAACAACTACGTTACCCGAAGCTGTTAAAGATGTTATCTCATTCTTAAATTGGATCGTGTTTGATGTAATGTTTGCGGATGCTGGTCCATTACTTACAATCGATTCGAGGTTCGAAGAAACATCGTCCCATGCTACACCCGCGGCTGAACTTCTAAGGAATTTTTTACTTGATGCTGTATGAGGAGAAAGTTTATCTAACGCCGTTCCTCCAGATACTGGACCTAATAACAGATCGTTTTCTGCAAACGAATTTAAACCCGTACCACCACTTGCAATTGCAATAGGAGTACCCGTTGTAACGTTACCTGAAACAACTACGTTACCTGAAGCTGTTAAAGATGTTACCCCATTCGTAAATGAAACTTCATTGGTTGTTGACGCACCCCCATCTGTAATAGCCTGTAAAGACGACGAAACTTCATCCCACGATACACCCGCGGCTGAACTTTTAAGAAATTTTTCAGTTGGTCCCGAACCAGTATAATTGAATGAAAGACGTGATATTTGCCAATGGTCGCCGCCTAAACCACCGGCGATAGTGTTTCTATGAGTAACAACAAAACCAAGATATGTATAGGCTGTTGTATTGGTAAAAGACTCTGTAGTACCATTTGTGTCATCTACGATTGTTGTAGACGAGTGTAATTGTGTCCAACTTGAACCGTTGTTACTTCCCAGAATACGCCATTGTTCTGGACGCCCAGCATATGATGGTGCTTGATTGTCTGGTTTTGCTTTTACAAATACCGATGTTGGTGTTATAGCACTCGCAAGTTGGATTTTTATCCATTCTCCATTTACACTACCCAAAGAATTACTTCCCTCGTACGCGTGAGGCGCGGTCGATGCATAAGTTTCTGGACATGAATAGTTGGTACTATCACTTCCATCAAACACCTTATATGCATCGGATGAACTATCACCCGAAGATGCGGTATTTCCACCCGACGAGTTAGCGGACATAGCTGCTGGACCTGAAAGAGATGATGGTCCCGTGTAAGCTGCAAGTTTATCTAACACAGTTCCCGACGATGGACCTAATAACAGATCGTTTTCTGTAAACGAATTTAAACCCGTACCACCACTTGTAATTGTAATAGGAGTACCCGTTGTAACGTTACCTGAAACAACTACGTTACCCGAAGCTGTTAAAGATGTTACCTCATTCGTAAATTGGATCGTGTTTGATGTAATGTTTGCGGATGTTGGTCCATTACTTACAATCGATTCGAGGTTCGAAGAAACATCGTCCCACGCTACACCATCGTTATTACTTCTAAGGAATTTTTTAGTAGAATCTGTAGTATAAGGTGCAAGTTTAGTTAACGCAGTTCCACTAACCGCTGGACCTAATAATAGTACGTTTGATGAAACCGAAGTTAAACCTATATTTGTCGCAACAACGTTACCCGTAACATTTAAGACATTTGACGCGGTATCATCCACATATAAATTAGAACCAACATCTAACGTGTGTGTAGGATCGGCATTTGAAATACCAACCTTTCCTGCTGTAATTAGAGATGCCTGGCCCGCTGTCACATTATTAAACTCGACTGTTTTTGTTGTCGTATTACTGTGTAAAACAACCTCATTAAGACCAACTTCCATATTTGAAAGTGTACTCCCATCTCCATAAAACTTATCAGCTGTTATTTTACCACTTGTATGAACATTACCGTGTCGCGTAATATATAATTTTTCACCGACATCTAAAGCGTGTATAGGACTTGTATTTGCAATACCAACATTTGAACCATATCTTGTTGTAAATGCAGTTAGTGTATTTGCAAAATGAGGTATTCCATTTGAAACTACAGGACCTTCCACAACAGTATCATCAAGTGAAATACCACCTAAGAGTGATGATGCAACACCTGTATCCACAACTTCTTTCGTAGATGCATCATATCCTATAAAAGTTGCACTTCCTATAGAAGCCTCACGTAAAGGTGTCATATATACACTACCTGGTGTGGATGCACTTATGGCCGCATTAGATGCATTAAAAACGATTGTGTTTTCCGCCTGATTATCGTTAGCGTATTTACCAAACCGGATTTTGGTAGATCGCTCGATCGTAGGTATGTTTTTAACCATATTTAATATAAGTACGTATTTTAATTTGCATAAATGAGACCAGCCATTCCATTTTCTATTCTGAGTATATTATAGTTAACGGCGTATATAGGATCAGTGATGACCATTTTTTGACTGACTACCTTTGCGGAATCTAATCGACTAAAATTGAGCGTTCCTGTCGGTTGGAGTGAGCTCGTCGATAAACAAAAACAATATAAGAAAAAATCGGGTGATGTAACAAAGTTTGTATGGTAATAGTTCATAACATCTATAAAGTGTGGTTTCGCCCACTTGAAATTACCTATATCTAAACCGTTTATTTCGATTTTGATTTTATTCGTTGTCGATGTTAATGCCCCTTCTGTTGTTGTATCCGAAGATGCGAGATATTTTATGGGGTGGTTAAATGTAAGTTCTTGTACGAGTTCATGCGAAGGAACACTTTTTTGAACTTGTGTGATTATTAAGTTATGGTTACGAGACACAAGATTACCGCGTTCTTCATTATCGAGATAATAATAGTTTGAATAACACTCAAAATTATAGTTTCCTGCATCTGGACCCCAATGTATACGTAATTCGACGTTATGGTATTGTAACGCGACTATAGGTAAAGCACATTGTGCACCTTCACAAAAGAAGAACCTGAAAGGGTAAAAGTATGAGCGTGCGCTAATACCTGGGTGTGTACCGTTAGCACTCTTAGATACATTCGTTGCAAATGTATCAATGGCTATTTTTTCGGTAAATACTGCATCTTGTGTGTCTATAACCTGACCACCGATGAGAAGTTCAACTTTATCAATAAGTGTATCCCATCTTTGAATATCGTATGATTGTGTATTATCATCTATTGTGAGGTACGTATACCCCAATAAGTCACCCGATCGATCAAATTTGATGGTTGACATGGAATTGCCTTTCACAGATCCTTGTATCGTCTGTTTTTCTACGGATTGTGAAAAGTTAGAATGCCGTTTAAACGTTGATGTAAAAAACGAAATCTCTGGTTCGCCCATAATGTGTTCGTCTTGAGCACCAATTGCAATAAGTTGAACAATACCAGATGACATTTATAATAAGAAAAGGTTTAAAATATAAGTGTTGTAACGCCCTGAAATAATTAATGGGCTAAATTTCTTTTTTTGCAGACAAATCTAAATATTAAACATGTTTGAGGTAAATCACTACCACCATTTTTGTACGTTGCCGCGGCTCCTGTTTCCTGTAATACATCTATGGTTATTCTATCGAGTTTACGAATTGGGTTATAATATTGTTGAATAACTGGGTATTCATTTTTAAAAATAAGACGATCTGTCCCATCTGTTACGAGGGTTCCGAAAACGCCGTTGATCATATTATCATCACCCGTATCAAGATTGGTTTTCCCTCTTTGAGAAAAAATAGTTCTTAATTCATCAATTTTAAGATGAATGAGTTGAGTATTCATACCTGATACATTTATATCGTTAATATGAGCTGCTATTAATTGAACCTGGACTATATTTTCGAGTGGTGTTGGGAAGTACGAGGTAAATTTTTGCTTTGAAGTCGAATCATCAACGGTATCAACTATAACAGTATGATACTCGTGTTCGAAATCGGGTAAAGTTGTTTGACTAGTCACTAAAGCCATTTATATATACTGGAGATTTTACTTCATCTTGTATCCCGCTTGTTCTCTTACAAGTTTTTGACCATCGCATACACCGCCTTTACTGTCGGAATAATAGGCAGTCTTCAAACATTCTTCGGTAGATGGGATGTCGAAGAGCGAACCTGTATTAGTGGTTTCAATTTCGACATCTTTGCCCTGGTACCCACTGGTACGCAACATGGCAAGGACGCATAATATGCCGACGACGACGACGATGGCACGGATCGTATTTTTGTTGGTGTTGTTAAGTTTCATTTATATTGAATCAATATTTTTTATAAAGTGCGTTAAAGAGAATAGAATAGTTTCAACATAAAGAGTAATGGACGGTGAAATTATTATTGATCGTAGAAATACTAATGTTATGAAACTTGATGACAGTGAACAAGCACTAATGAATGAAATTGAGATTGACGTGCCTCGACCTCAGCCTGTGAAAAAACAAATTTCAAGAATGAAGACACAATTTACACCACCCACACCACAAGTGTTCCAGGAAGACATTGACTCTTTTGCAAATCCAAGTAAACAGACGCATCCAACTGCACCCCCTCCAGAAGCACCCGTTGATTACGGTGAATACGATGATCCAGAACCAGAAATGGATTATGGGGGTGGTGGATACGGCGGTATGGAAGAGGAGGAAGAAAAACCATCACCTGGTTTTAAAACAATCGATGAAGAAAAGGCGGACCTTGTTAATAAACTTGGACGTTTGGAAAAAAAGGGGTTTACTGTAAACAAGCGTTTGAATGCCTATTCCCCAATAGACGAACTTAGAAGCGAAGTAAAACGAATTACATATAGTATAGATGTAGACAAATCGATAAAGTTCTCTAGACGCATGCTTATTGCGTGTACGACAGGCCTTGAATTCATGAATAAAAAATATAACCCATTTGAAATCCAACTCGATGGATGGTCTGAGAATGTTATGGAAAATGTAGACGATTACGATGAAGTTTTCGAGGAGTTATACGTGAAATATAGATCGAAAATGCATGTTGCACCAGAAATTAAGCTTATTATGATGCTTGGTGGGTCTGCAATGATGTTCCATTTGACGAATAGTATGTTTAAATCTGTCATGCCAAATATGAATGATGTGATTAAACAAAACCCAGGACTCGTTCAGAATATGATGTCTGCGGTTCAAAATACAGTTCCAAAGTCTCAACAGGGTAGCGAACCATCGAGTGATGGTAAACACGAAATGCAAGGTCCAGGGATCGACATTTCCAGTCTTATGGGTAACATCATGATGCCACCAACGCCACCCATGAATACAACAAGTATTGGACCCCAGGAAACTATACCTGTAGATGATGGTGACGATGACGATATTTCTGATATTGCCGAGGCACCAAATACAGGCGATACTGAAGAAGGTGGTGATGGTGAAGTAAGGGAAGTTAAAGTTTCCCAGACCAAGGGTAAACGAGGGAAAAAGAAAAAATCGGTTGAAATTAATTTGTAAAATATAGTATAAATGATAGGGTATTGTCCTTTAGACGAAGATCCTATTGAAAGACCGAGACCTTCACGAGAAGTATCAGTCCCAATCCAGGAGAAGCGTAAACCTTCTACTAGGGGAGAGGATACCGAGTGTAATTATGTTGTTTTGTTCTTTATTGCGGGTGTTATTACCTTAGCAATCATGGATACATTCCCACGAAAGTAAAGTAAACTTTCTACCATTCTGACATTTTCCAGAATGGTAAATTAGTTATTTTCGAGTGCGGTAACTCGCGCTAATAGATCGGCGACTTGTGTTTCTAACGTCGCGACCTTCGTCTTTTCGGCTTGTAATTGTCTATCAACTTCCTGTAAAGCCGCCGTCGCTATAGTGAATATGTATTCTTTCTTTAGTACATTAAAATTATCAACTTCTTGTCCCATAACAAAAACCTGATTACCCGAAACGACGTTCCCGGTATCATCTATAGAACCAATTATATCTGTTAAATCTTCCTTAACGCGAATTGATTTTGCGTCTATAACAGTGTCTAACGTGAGATTTTCTATTTTATTGTATACGCTTTTTACTTCTATTTTAGATGTTACGTTAGACGTTAATAGATCGGATGTGTTGAAGTTTGTAAACGTTATAACATTCGAATCGGAAACGTTCGAGAGTTCGTATATATTTGGAATTGCTTTTACAGAAATTTTAACTGCTTCGGGAAACACATTAGAAACTTCCTGTGCGATGAATCCATAAACTGTAGTATCACCTTGAGCGTTAGTATCTATATATTTATACGTTTTTGGTTCTAAGAGCCGTATTTTTTCTAAAGCGGATGCATCGGTAACATCGTTTATATTTGTTTTTATTCTCGAATCTGAACTATTCCAAGTACCACTATGAGAAAAGATTGAAGCAGAACAACCGATATCATTTGATGCGCGTATAGACAAACCCCAACCACTGATGTTTCCTTGAGACGACAAGTGCATGCCAGTATTATAGTTAAAGTATCGACCACCTCCACCGCTATAGGAACCCTGAGTAGTGTATCCGTTTACATCTAAATACGCACCTGGTGTATCTGTCCCTATACCAACAGCAGCGGATGGTTTTATTATGACAAGATCTTGATGGTTCGCGCCGTAGCCATCATTTTCGGTTCCGATTATGAGTCGACCTTTTTCGTCCCCGGTATTTGTCGAATCTTCGTATTGTATGTATCCATAATCCGAATTCCAATTTATTTTACTTGAGAAAACAATACACGACGAACCACCTGAATCATTATGTTGTAATACGATCGTACCGGTATTTACCCCATGACTTGATCCCGTTTCTTCGTAAATATGGAGTGGTGAACTTGGTGATGTTGTTCCTATACCAACATAACCACTCGGAACAGTCAGTGCATTCCCCCCAACCGAAATTGAGTCTTCTACATTGAGATTTTTAGATATATTTAAGGTTGGTTCGTTTGAAATGGATAGGTTGTGTATATCTATAAAATTAATGGCGCGATCGTTTACGCCTCCACCATTACCCATGGCTATGACACATCTATCACCTTTATAGTTTATAGATAGCTTTCTTCCATATATTGGATAGTTTTCTGGGATGGTCTCAGCTTCCGGGACCAATGTCGACCCCGACCAACGATTGGTCCAATAAGGGTTGTTTGAGGCGTTATGACCCGTTCCGGACGCGGTTATTTCATGAAAAATATACGTATTTCCAGTACTCTTACCACCCGTTTGGAAGGTACGACTACCTACTAATAAAGTTTTTCCATCACCCGATAAAGCCAACTCGTATCCCAAATGTTCATTAAGTCCTCCATTAGTAAATTCCCAAGTGTTCGTGCCATCCGCGTTGGTGCTCGTGTTATAGGTACTTCCATTATAATAATATATGTATGTTGCACCTTGTCTTTCCGTCGGTACGTTCGACTGTGACGAGTACCACCATGGTGATGAGATAGCTATATTATGACCATCGCTGGCCGTAGATATTCTCCACCCGAACCCGTATCCCGATGTATACGCCGATTGAGGATCGGTTATTGTTTGTTTATGACTCCAACCTCCTCCGTATGCCCCACCAGTACCTGAACGTTCGAATATTTCAATACTATCACCGCTCGTTGAGCCACCAAACCCAACAAACACTCTATTTCCATCACTAGTTAAATCCAGTCCTCCACCACTTGATATTCCTCCCCCAAAATTATCATTCGCAACAGGGTTATTGGAATAAAGTCTAGCCTGTCTCGACCACGAGTTATCTGTACCCGAATATACGTATACATCAACTACACCTGCTGCTACTACGTTTGAAGAATAGCTGTCATATAAAGGTGTTAATTCGTATTCGGGATAAGATACTAAAAGTGTATTACCATCTTCGGAAATCTTCACCTTGTTATACGCAGCGGCAGCCCACGACCAGGGGTATATACCTGAATCTGAATCCTGTAGTACAACCTGGTCTCTATAGTGGGGGTTTACTGTATTTATTATAGTTGTGCTTTTGTCTGACCGAAAGGCAACTCTTTTACCATCACCGGATAAAGATAAAGAGAGGTCAGTGGAGGGTGAGATATCATATTCACTGTGTTTATACCATATTGATCCCGACCTTTTAAATAAATAAAGACGATTAGTTGCGGCCCCATAAGTTCCATCAGTGAATGCAATTATATTACCGTCGCGTGTCATATCCATACCATTCCCCAAAACATAATTTCCTTCAATCTTGTTTAGTCCAAATATCGTTTTTTCTATTGTATTCACACTTGATAATACTGAAATATCAACATCATCCACATTTGTTATTCTAATATCACCCAAAACATGTAGTTTTTTTTCTGGTGAGTCTGTACCTAAACCTATACTTTTATGTACTAGAATGTCATTATCAGATTTAATTGAATTTGATATGTTTAAACTCGTGTCAGTAATTATAGGTATATTATAGATATAACAGGCACCGGCTGATGTCTGATTGTTTATCGTTTTTTTATAGTC